TCTTGTGTGGGCTCGGCATTTTCAGGCTCTGCAACCACTCCGCTGTCGTCAGCGTTATCTTCTTTAGTTTCATTTTCTTCTACTGGTTCTGGTGGTTTACTTAAATCTACTTTTATAACACTGTCGTCTCCAGCAGATTCAAATTTATTTTCATCAACTTTTGCCACGTTTTCATCACCTGGATCTTGTTGATTGTTTGTTGTAGTCTTTTCGACTACTTGTTCATCTTTTTCTTCCATAATATAATATAATAATAATTAATAAATTTTAACTAGGCTCAAACGCGCCTAAATCAAATCCTCCGCCTAAGGTATCATTACCTGCAGACTCAAAGTTTTTAGGTGGTTTTCCACTATTTCTTTGTTCAATCATTTCACTTTGTTGAGATGCTTGAATTTTTGTTCTTTCGTCTTTTCTATCTTCTTTTTGTTTTTCTCTTTCTTTTACACCGCTAACTTCTATGCCTTTTAACTGCATGTTATATTGAAACTCTAGCGCCATTAGTTGTTTTTTCATTTCAACTTCTTGTTGCATTTTTTGAGCTTCTATTTGACCTTGCATTTTCATTAACTCAGCTTTGCCAGCATCTAATGCTTGATTTTTTTGAACCTCAGCTTGAGCCGCTGCTTGAGCCGCTTGAGTATTAGATTCTGTTTGAGCTTTAATGTTTTCTAATTGCAACTGCCTGTCTCTTTCTTGTTTTTTTCTTCTACGTATTTTAAGTAATTGATTAGCTAGTTTAATATTACGTATTTCTCTAAGATCAATAGCATCTTCTAACTCTATACTTTTTTGTTGCAATGCCATTTGAATATTGTTTTCAAGTATTTGTTTTTCTTCTTCATCTGGTTGTAACTCTATAAATATACCAAAATCATAAAGATGTAAATTTTGCATTTCAGATAAAGTTGCTACATTATGCGCTCCAATTGCATGTATAAACGCATCAGCTGTTGGAGAATACTCTAATATATCAGATATTCTAAGCGATAAACATTCGGCCGTTTCAGCTGTTAAAAATAATCCAGCTTGTAATATATGTCTAGTTGCTGTATTAGAATTTGCGGCTGCTATTTTTTGAATACCTACTAAAGCATTTTTATCTGGCATGCTACCATCTCTAGCTTCGTTAAGACCGGTTACGTCTCTAATCATTTGCATGTAATAATTATAGTTACCTATAAGCGCTTGCATTTTGTTTCCGCCAGATGCAGATGTAATTTCTTGAATTGGTACTTTACCAGGATTTAAATCACCTTCACTAGTAAAACTTCTTCCAATAACGGAACCAGTTTGGAAAAACATATTTAAAGCTTCTTGCGGATTATAAT